GCTTGATTTCGTTAAGTGGCTTGATGGCGTTGGCGTTCCGAAGCTGAGAGCTGGTCTTGATAAAGTTGCGAAGTTCGTCAATGAGTTTTCGCGCGGTCTTTACGATGCGCTTACCTATGACGGCGTACAGGACGCTATTGCGAACCTGGGAACGCATCTTGGCGAAACGCTCAACAACTTCTTGAACGGCGGCGAGGGCAAGGGCGGTCTTAACTGGACTGACATGGGCAAAGCCATCGGCATGGGCATCCAGACCGCTTTCAATTTCGCGGCTAACTTCCTGTTGCAGCTTGATTTCTTTGCGCTTGGGCAGAACATTGCCACGTTTATTAACAACGCGATACAGCAGATCAACCCGAAAGACATTGCGGATGTGCTGTTCACGCCTATTCGCGCTGCGTTCGGGCTTGTTGTCGGTTTCTTAACCAACTTCGACTTCCCAGAGTTCGCGCAGAGAGCCGGAGAAGTAGTCAACCACATGGTCGAGGCTCTTGCCAAGCTCATTGGCAGCGGTACTGGCGAGAAGCATGGCGGCAAGTGGGAGAGCTACCTTGAGATAGCGGCTAATAACATCGCGGCTGGTCTTGTGTCGTTCTTCGACACCGTGGATTGGGAGGCTTTGTTCAACACGCTTCGCACGGCGGTCAGCGCGATCATCAATGGGCTGAAAACCATCCTCAAGCGGCTGATGGCTGACAAGAATTTTGTCAACGCTATTCATCAGTTCGTGGAGTTCGTCATCAACACGGCTATCCAGTGGTTCGTGTTGAAGATTAAGGCGATGGCTTCGCTCTCCGGCGGCGTGAACATCTGGCGTACCGGCGCATCGAGCCTTGTTGACGCGATGTTTGGTGATGCGGAGCTTGGTAATACTGGCTCCAAACTTCTGGGCATCCAGAACGCCTTTAGCGCGTTGTTCGGCAACATCAGTTCTGGGGCGAGTACGACCAGCAGAGATGTGTCCGGCAGCTTCAATACGATAGGTGCGTCTGCTAAGTCCGCGAGTTCTGTTTCGACTACGGCGTTCTCGAATATCAGTGGTCACTTGTCGAAGATGGCTACGGACAGCGCAAAGCCCATCTCTGATCTGGATACGGCTATCGGCAGTATCGGAACGGCCTCGAAAGAAGCGGCTGTCGAAGTGCAGAAGCAGACCGTTGGCGCATCCGGCAGCGTGGTTTCGTTCTTGAAGTCCATGAACGCGCAGGGAACGAGCGCGGCTGAAGCTCTGCGGTCTAGCATGGCGACCAAGATGTCGCAGATGAGCGCGAACGCGAGTGCCGAAGCCGAGAATGTCCGCAAAGCCGTGGTCGGCAAGATCACCGAAACGAAGAATTTACTTCCGGCGTTTACTGATGTCGGCAAGAACATCAAGGACGGCATCATCGGCGGCATGGGCGATTTCAAGGGCAAGCTCGATGAGTGGGCTTCGCAGTTCAAGAAGCGCATACTTGACAACTTCAACATCAAGTCGCCGTCCAGATGGGCTGAAGAATTTGTCGGCACATACATCAGCGAGGGTATTGCGGTCGGCATGATGGACGGCTCGCGTTCGGTCGAACAGGCGTGCGCCGGGCTGAAAGAGGGCATCTCCTCGGAGTTCAGCAATATGTCGTTCGTGGGCAACGTGCGGACTGGCAGTTATGACATTGCAGGGGCTATCGGCAACCAGATCACTTCCGGCATTGCGAGCATGGCGATGAACGAAAATCAGCAGCCCATTGTCTGCGAAGTGTACTTAGACCGCGACAAGATCGCCACGGCAGTTACTCGCGGACAGATAGCGCAGAACAGGCGGTACTCGTCTACCGCTATGGCATAAGGGGGTGCGGATATGTCAGTAGCAAACCTTCTGGAAGTAAGACAGGCAGGGACGAACAATGCCTACAAAATCAGTGGCACTGATTTTCGCTCGCCGTCTGCGATCACTTGGAGCATACAGGACATTTCATCCCCCGATGCCGGGCGCACCCTTGACGGCATCATGCACAAGGAGCGGTTGGCGGTAGGTGGTCAGAAGCGCAAGCTGAAACTCGAATGGAACATGGTGCGTTATGGCACGGAGAGTTCCACGATCTTACAGGCGTTTACGCCGGAGTATGTGCAAGTCAAGTATCCCGATCCGCAGACTGGGGTGGTCGAAACAAAAGTGTTTTACACAGGCGACAAGGAGCTGAAGTTTGCGACATGGTGGGATGGCTCGCAGATTTTGACGAACCTTTCTTTTAGTATCATCGAACAGTGAGGACGCGCAATGTGGCAGTTTCAGCAGAGTGTCATAGACCAGTTAAACGCGAGGCAGTATTGGCATCAAGCCATCATTACTCCTGTTGGGGGTACTGCGTTTACTGTTGACGAGAGCCGCATCTGGCAGGGCGGTTTTGAGATAGATCGTGCGATTTCTGGGCAGTCCAAGTTTGAGGTCGGTTCGTGTGTGGTTGGGGAGCTTAAACTCGAACTGGACAACCATGATGGAGCGTATGACTCTATCGTCTTTAACGGCGCGGAAGTGATCGCACGCATACAAACCTATAACTTTGACCAGAATGGCGATCCTGTTCCAGATGCTACGTTCGTCATGGGGTACTTCTATGTTGTTGAAGTGGATACGAACGGAAACCGCGTGGGGCTGACTTGCTATGACGCGATGTTCAAGTTTGATATTCCGCTGACGGAGGTATCTGGAGTTCCATTTGCCATGACTTATTGGCAGTTGTTGAGCGGTATGTGTACGGAGGCTGGAGTAGCAACCACGGTAACGCAAATTTCCATGCAGAATATGCGTTATGCGATCAGCGGTATCTCGACTTATATGCTCGCTATTCCACAAGACTATAAAGACATGAGCTGCCGGGACGCACTTGCCAATATGTGTGCCTCCATCGGCGCGTATGCGTACATCAACGAAGCAGGGCAGCTCGTAATAGAGCAGTTTGATGACGTTTGGCTGAAAGAAACGAGTACGAGCCACGCCTATTACGAAACCAACTATGCTCCGTATTTCCACGACTTCACCACGGAGAACATGACGAAGTTTAACCGCAACGAGGAGAATATCACGATCAGCGGAGCAACAGTAATTGACGATTACAACAACGAGTATTCGGCTGGCACAGCCGGGTATGTCATTGAATTGGATAAAAACTGGTGCATCTGGACGACAGGCACAGGCACGGTTTCTCAAGCGTATGCGAATGGTCTAAACACCATGTTGGGCGGTGTGACTTTCCGTCCGTTTAAGGCAACGCACATCCCAGATTTGTCCATGCAGCTTGGCGACCGCGTTCTCATAACGGATGCGCGTGGGCATTTGTACAAGTCTATCGTGCTTCACATGAAGTACACGGCGTGGGAGATGCAAGAAACTGAGTGCGTGGCTGAGTCTGTGGCTATCGTGAATGGTGCGCGGTATACTTCCACGGCACAGGCTATTGGGCGGCTCACGGCAGAATTGCTCCCTTACGAGGACACTTACTCGCTGAATGTCACCAACACGCAAGCAGCTATTGATGCAGTATATACGATTGCGGACAACGCGGCATCCGCGGCTTCTGCGCTCATCAGTAATCCGTCATACACCAACGGTGGAACGGTCGCTACAACAACTGGAACGTGGAAAGCGGTGCAGTCAGTAGAACTGAGTGCTGGTATATGGATCGCTGAATATGGCATGAGTTTTGCGAACAATGCCAATGGTTATCGGGCGGTCACGTTCAACACCTCGTCCAGTTCTGCGAGCATAACCAGAAACGCGCTTACGGCGGCTGCGGTTAGTGGCGAAGCAACTGTAATACAGGGCAGCGTCACATTGCTGTTGACCGTAACGACCACGCATTACTTGTGGGCGTATCAGAACAGCGGAAGCAGCTTAAACACATATCCATTTATCCGAGTCACGAAACTGAAGTAGGAGGCCATCATGGACAAGACGATTATCGTAGCGGTTTTGGCGATCTTCGCCTCAGCAGGGTTCTGGAGCTTCGTGCAGAGCAGACTTCAGCGGCACGATCAGAAACACGATAGCGAGTCTTCGTTCGGCAAGAAACTCGACAGAATGGAGCGTGACAGTCTGCGGACACAGCTTCTTCTGCTGATTCTTCTGCGACCGGAGGAAAAGCAAGAGATCCTGACGATTGCCGAGCATTACTTTCGCAAGCCACCGAACGGTCTGGCCGGTGACTGGTACATGTCATCCCTCTTCAATAAGTGGATCGTCCAAGAAGGTATAGCCGAGCCGGAATGGTTCAAGGAGGACTAATCAATGGTAGATGCAATTCTGCAGGTAACTACGCCGGGAATACAGCTCGGCATTGCGACAACGGACTTCCTCGTGACGGACATTGCGAAATTGGAGTTCGCCGTCAGCAATATGGGAGTGCTTACGAGGCATGGTCTGGATGATGTGGTGCTTGACGCGGAACACAACACGATCACCTACACGTTCACAGAGGCAGAAACCCTTGCGCTGAAACCGATCGATATGCTTCGCTATCAGCTTCGTTGCGAGCTGACGGACGGCTCTATTGTCGGCACGGAGAAGATGACGCTTCGGGTCGCAGACCTGATGAGTGAGGCGGTGATGTCCGAATGATGTATAGGACGGTAACAGTTCAGCCGCGCATCATTAACCCGGTGATCTCGGTTACGCCGACCATCACTTCGAGGCTCATCAAGGCTGACGCGAAAATCATCACGCAGCTTGCACACAGCGAGGTGCCGCAGTACGAGGGCGCGTATGAGTTTACGCCGACACAGGAAACACAAACTGTACCAACCGCGCAACGCGTGTTGCTTGAAAACATCATCATCAATCCCATTCCGAGTAATTACGGACTGATTACATGGAACGGCTCAGTATTAACAGTATCCTAAGGAGGAACAATAATGGCTCAGAATGTTGTCATCAATGGTGTTACTTATCAGAATGTACCGTCTGTGGAAATTCCCAAAAGCACTTCGGGAACGGCAGAGTTCTTTGACACCTCGGACGCTACGCTTGACAGCGGAGGAAAAATGCTGTCCGGCAATACGGCATATGCAAACGGCACGAAATACACTGGATCTATTGCTACCAAAACAGGTACAGACCTCACGGTATCTGGGGATACGGTTACCGTTCCGTCTGGTTACTATGCGGCACAGGCAACGAAATCAGTTGCATCTGGTTCCGCTACTGCTCCGGCAAGCATTTCTGGCACTTCGGCATCTCTGTCTACTGGCACGAACACGCTGACCCTGTCGAAGACCATCTCGGTGACTCCTTCGGTCACGGCGGGATATGTGGCTTCTGGGACTGCGGGGAACAGCTCTGTGAGCCTGACGGCCTCTGTGACGACCAAAGGCGCGACGACCTACACGCCCACGACCTCGAACCAGACTATCGCTTCCGGGACTTACCTGACTGGCACCCAGACCATTAGCGGTGATGCGAATCTGGTCGGCTCGAACATCAAGAGCGGAGTGAGCATCTTCGGGGTGTCCGGGAGCCTGACTGCGGCGACTGTGTCGCAGGATTCGGTCACGAAAGTCCTTTCCATCAGCTAAGGAGGTCAATATGTCCCAGAGCGTTAAAATTGCAGGAGCTTTGTTCCAGAATGTTCCGAGCATTTCCGTCCCCGACGAGAATGATGTGTATCATGGCTTCTTCGATGTATCTGACACGACCGCCACGGCATCGGATGTCGCTTCGGGAAAATACTTCCACGATGCGCTTGGAGTGCTGACCGCGGGGACTGCTTCGGGAGGCGGAAGTTCGGGACTTGTTTATGAAACAGGCACATATAGCCCGACAGCAGACATCGCCCGCCCGACCATCAGCTTCGCAAATACACACACGGCGATGCCGATTGTCGTAATTATGTATGACGCAACCGGAACATATCTCTCCACGTCCAACTGTAACCATCAATGGACATACACGTTTTTTGAAAATACAAACCCGCTTTTTCCAAGTACGGCATCCTATGTATATGGCAGAACTTGGTGGATTTATCGCGCCTCAAATGCAACCTCGCTTTCAACTGGAGGCATATCCTTGACTCACCCCTCGACAGATGCCGATAGTGGAAATGCCTACCCCAAATACTGGGTTACTGAATCTAATTTTATGCCTTATACCAACAGTAGCTCTCGCTACTGGCGCACAGGTCGCACCTACAAATGGATAGCCGTATGGGCACCGACATCGTAAGGAGGCAACATGAGCAAAGCATGGTGGAGGGCGAAGCCATGATTATCGACCACACTCACAAAGCCTATGTGGACAAGCAGTTACTAAGTCCGCAGAATATGTGGAATGGCGCGTACTACTACTCGCGTGAGATCGTGCAGAACATCATTCCGCTTGTGGATACCGACCGAAACTGGATCACTATCAATGTTCCGGCGGCTGGCGGTTTTGACCATAGTATCGTGTTCATACACAACAACTTGCATCCAGAGTATTACGCATGGCTGAAGCAGTACAAAGACCTCGTGCTTGTGTGTGGTATCCCCGAAACGTGCGAGAAGGTCAAGTTCCTCGGTACACCGATCTATCTGCCTCTGTCCATTGATGTCGCGGAAGTACAGCAGTACAAGTGCGAGAAGATCATGGATGTGGCGTATGTCGGTCGCAAACCGAAACGCAAGGGCATCGAGTTTCCGAAGAACACGGTCTTTCTGGAGAATATGCCTCGGAAGATGTTGTTGAAGAAGCTCGCGCAGTATCGCTATGCCTTTGCCGTGGGTAGGTGCGCCCTTGAGTGCATCGCACTCGACACCAAACTGCTCGCCTATGATCCCAGATTCCCCGACACCGACCGTTGGCAGTTGCTCGACAACAGGGATGCGGCGATCATGCTGAACGATATGCTCAAGGAGATAGACGGATGAGTAATTCTATGTATGACAAGCTGAAATTCATCGCGCAAGTGGTTCTCCCTGCGGCTGGCACGCTGTATGCCGCGCTTGCCGGAATATGGGGACTTCCTTACGCGGAGCAGATAGTGGGTACTATCGTGGCTGTTGACACCTTCCTCGGCGTTGTGCTGAAGATCAGTACCTACCAGTACAACAAATCTCTGATGGCAGAGAATGAAGAAAGCGAGGGCTAATATGGCTACTATCATCGGATCGGCTCGCATTGACGAGCATGGAAACGCCGCTGGCGGCGCGGCTGGCGATCAGACCGGGAGAGAGGTCTGCACGGAGAACTATTACGTTCATGCCTACGGATGGTACTGCACGAGGGCGAAAGACCCTGCGGCTGCGGAGCGTATTGCCGCTGAAATGAAAGCCGCGTGTGCAAATGACAACATCGGCTACGACCAGAACCAGAGGCTCGGCATCATTACGGTGATCACCAAAGCCAAAACCATGAGCGCGGTTGACTACAAAACGGAGTGCGATTGTTCTTCGCTTGTTCGTGCGTGCGTTATGGCGGCTGGTCTGGGCGACCCCGGTAACTTCACGACCTACAACGAAACGAAAGTGCTTGACGCTACTGGCAAGTTCGAGCCTCGCATTGCGGTCGAGAGCGGTACTCCGTTGTATAACGGCGACATCCTCACTTCTCGGAAGAAATCGCATACTGTTATAGTCTGCTCTGGTATTCCTCGCGTGTCGAAAGAAGATCAGAAAGGCGCAGGGCTGAACAAAACGCCTAAGTGGGTCGGCAAGGTCGTGCGCTGTAATCTGCTGAACGTGCGCTCGTGGTACGGCTACGACAAGGACGGCAAATTGTTCCCTGTCATCAAGAAGTATCCGCAGCTTGCGCGTGGAAATAAGGTCGATGTCTGCGAAGTGTTTAACCTCAAGGACGGCACGACCTGGTATTACATTCGCATTGCCGGAAGTATCTACGGATTTGTGAATGGTCGCTATATTGACAAGGCGTGACCAAAAAATATTCATGAAAGGATTATCCTCGGACGCATGATACCCTCACGCCTTACTGCCCCCGGTTCCACCTCCTCCGGGGGCTTTTTTGATTCTGCGAGAATTTATGGGAAAATTATGGGAAAGACAGGAAGTTATTCGTGGTGGTTGTAGGTGGGTCGTTTCCCTAAAATCCCCTTATTTTATGCGACCACGGGTGGTTGTAGGTGGGTGTAGCTACCTTATTATAATGTGCGTTTCGCGCTTTTTGTTTGCTCAAAATTCCCTTATATACCAACGGATTCCGCGTTTTCGCCCTTGTTCATGGGAAAGTTATGGGAAAATTTCAGCAACTTCACATCCTTCAGCTCTGCGTTGTACATCTCCTGTTTGCGTTGCGTCAGATGAATGTAGATGTCCTCGGTCACGCGCGAGTGCTGATGCCCCAAACGGTAGGAAACAGCTCCAAGACTTGCGCCACTTTCGAATAGCAGACTGGCGTGAGTATGCCGGAGACTATGCAGACTGAGATGGCGATGGATCACTCTCTCGCAAGTAGCCGCGAAGTATTTGTTGAGCTTCTGGTAGGTCAGACGCTTGCCGTCCAGATCGCACAGCCATAATTCGC